CACCGAGCCCATCAAGTTCCAAGTAGGAACCGTGCTCAAGGGCCCGAAATACGGCATAGCGGAGGGATGGTGCGTGTTTTCCCTCCTTCCCATCAAAAAGGCTCATCCTTTGGGCATGGAGCCGGTCAAAACGGCCATTATCGCGACCGCTCTCATCGCCGCGATGGTGTGTATCCCCTTCGGCCTTTGGTGGGGAGTCGGCCAAGCTGATCAACGGGCCGAGAACTGTAAGGCTCTCGGCGTGAATTGCCCGACCGAGGCGACCCTCATGGATCTCGGAGGGATGGCCTACGTCGAGCATAACCCGAACGGGACTTGGAGCGTGAGGGCCGAGCCTCGAGACGAGGGGAACCCGGATCACCACATAAAACCCAACGTCCCCGAATCGGATCCTCCTTACGAGGTAGCTCCGAACGACCGACACGTGGAGGGGAAAGTCAGTGGGGTCTAACATCGACAAGTATGAAGTTACTAAGATCGCACACTCTGAGATCAGAAAGGCGGTCACTTCGGTCATCGAAAAGAACAAAGACATTGTCGAATCTCAAACGGTCGAGATGGTTCTTTCGATGGACATCGAGCCAATTTTCAAGGAATTGGTAAACGCTCAAGCTAAGGACGTCCTCGAGGATTGCGTGAAAGTCGCCGTCAGAAGGGCGTTATCCGACGCGATGAACAGTGAGGAAGTCCAATCGTTCATCAAACAAAAGGCCATCAACGTGCTGACGGGAGTCAGGATCGACCTTTCGAGTGTCGCGACGGTCAAAGTCAAGAGGGCCACTCATGGAGTTTAAGGTTCCAGGAGACAGACCCGGAGAGTTCCATGTCCTCCGGGTGGAACTCGAGGCGTCCCGGACGACCCTTCTGAAAGCCTTGAGCACGAAGCATAAGGCCATCGAGGACGCGGTCGAGGAGGCGATAAGCAAGACCGACCCCGAACAACTTGTCGCGAAGATCGTCCGGGACAAGTTGCCCCTTATCCTCGAAAACGCCATCGAAAACAGGTTGAGGGCTATGGTTGACTCTGTAACGAGGTCTCCCGAAGTCGCTGACAAAATGCGCGAAGCGGTTCGACAATCAATACTCAGAAAGTTTGGAGAAACAAATGGACAGGATAACGACTGAACAATTCAGCCTAACTAATTGCCACGTCTTAGAAGGACTGTCCAAGCTTCAAAGCAATAGCGTAGATTGCATAGTGACAAGCCCCCCTATTGGGGATTGAGAGACTATAGTCTTCAACCTACGATTTGGGGAGGGTCTCTAAAATGCGACCATCAATGGTCTAAGATGGTCAAAAAATCCGGTAACGGTTCGGTCAACGCCAAGATGATAGGGGACACACTTTCTCAATCGTCAGCGACTAGGATGCCTCATGACTCGGAACTATGCGACAAATGCGGAGCATGGATGGGACAATTAGGTTTGGAGCCGACCGTAAAGATGTTTCAAGAGAACATCTTGCTCGTCACGTCGGAACTTTACCGGATACTCAAACCTAGTGGAACGATGTGGCTCAACCTTGGCGATTCTTATTTTACAGGAGGAGGGCCCAGAAAAGAGAACAAAGACGGGAACTTCGACCGGGACTTGCAAGGGCCGCCAATACAACCCAATCGATTGCCGGGCGGAGCTCCCGTAAAGTCAAAAAGCCTCGTCGGAGTTCCTTGGAGGGTCGCGCTAGCTATGATGGACGACCAAGGATGGATCTTGAGATCCGAAATAATATGGTCTAAATCCAATCCAATGCCTGAAAGTTGCAAGGATAGACCGACAAGGGCTCATGAGCAAGTGTTCTTGTTCACTAAGAAAAGCAAGTATTACTACGATCCGTCTTACCTTCAAACCGAACCTCAAAAATCGAGCGTGAGGATAGACGGTTTGACTGATATGGTAAACGCTAGGGATGTTTGGAGCCTTCCCGTTTCAAGTAGTAGTGAAGCGCATTTTGCCACTTATCCCTCGGAATTGGTCAAGCGGTGCATCCTTTCCGGGTGTCCTCTCGGAGGTAAAGTGCTAGACCCGTTTTCAGGATCCGGCACGACCGTAGCGGTTTCGGTCGAATTAGGACGTTATGGGATAGGGTTTGAGCTTAGCCGAAAGTATTGGAACATGAGCGTTAACCGGATGAAGGTGACTAACCTTAACCTGTTTACCTCCTGAACTTTCCAGGGCAGCCGATCCTTCCGAAAGAGTCCTTTAGCTTGATCCGATCCTTTCGCTCGGTCACTGGTGAGCCCGGACGCTCACGGTGGCCGAGCTTTTCTACGATCAGGTCGGTCGCTTTCCCTATCGGTTCGATCGCCGTGCTCCTCGAGACCCTTCCGCCGTACCTCATGGCACACTCGAAAGCGAGGGCCCGCGCGATGACGATGTCGTCATGTTTCCCCGGAGGAGCGTTCATGGTGATCTTTCCTCCCGGCGTTTTCTCGTATTGGTAGGACGACAGCTCTCCCATTCCGACCGCTCCGATCGCAAACCCGTCCGAGTTCTCGTAGTCTTTCCCGACAAACCGGACGTCTTGGTTGGCGATCGCGATCGCGAGTTGGTTGATGAGGTTGACCTTCCGGAGGTTGTTGAAGATGAACGGGTCGAGCGGTTGGTCGGTGATCGACTCCTCGAGCGCTCTGAAAGACCGGTCTCCAACCCCGGTCGAGTCGACCAAGACGGGAGCTCCCCTAAACCTCTTGCACCGGGACGCGATCCAATCCTCGATGAGGATCCAGTCCATCGAGTTGATCCGGTCGAGAAAGACCTCGTCGCCGGTGTAGGCGTCGATGACAGAAACGACGGTGAAGTCCTGGTGTCGGCCGAGGTCGACACCGATGCAAAATTGGGATCCGCTCGCGCGAAGCCGCTCGGCCTCCTCGTTGTCGATCACCGAGACCTCACGGTAACCGCGGAAGATCGCGCCGACGGCGTCGAGGAACTCGGCGTAGATCTCCTGAGTGAGAAGGTGTTCGGGATAACCTTTGACGAGGTCGGCCATCTCCGCCGCGGTGATCAAGGGATTGCTTGAGGTCGGCATTTGCCACGAGGCGTATCCGGGTTCCTTTTGGACTCCAAGGTCATAGAAGTCTTTGACCCAGTTGTCGCCTCGAGGAGTGGTCGTGATGACGAAACTCCCCTCGTGGTCGATCAGGACGGGCCGGATATATTGGTAGTAGATCTCCCCGTTCGGCTCCGTCGCTCCCTCGTCAAAGCCGACTTGATCCAATCCTCGACCTAGGAGAGATCTAGGTTTGTGGCTCGATTTACCGAAAATCGCTCCGCCTGACCGGAACGCGACGACTTGACGTCCGGATCCCATCCTTGGCTCACCGGCGAGCAGGGATCCCATCGCGTTCCCTGTGACGAGGTTGACGCACTCCTCGAAGACGACGGAGCCGAGCTCGTAGTTAGGGCCGAGGCACCAAGACCAACCGCCAAGGGCCGCGCAAACGACGTGCTCGGCCGCCATCGCCTTGCTCTTTCCCCAACGACGGCCACAAATGAGAGACTTGAACCTAGCCCGCGACGTGTGGAACTCCATTTGTCCCGCGTGAGGACGGTAGCCCATGACCTCGAATAGCTTGAGCTTTTCCTCGATTGTGATCGATTGCATTAGCCCCTGGTAAAACGGCCGTTTGACCGACGCGAGCTCCTTCGACCTGAGCATTTAGAACCCGATAAACCGACCGGTCAACTCCGTCCAAGCGTGAGACTTGGTCACGTGATGCTCGACCGACATGACGACCAAGCGGGTCGACGTGTCGAGGCCCAACCGCGGGGAATAGACGGTGATCGCATCGAGAGGGAAAATGTCCGGTTGGATCCAATTTGTTTTGATCGGGACGTCGAGCCCGGGAACCCGGAGTACTGCGTACATTTGTTGGGCCGCTTGCTGAGCGAAAGAGGGACTCGCGAACTGGGAGTCCATCCAAACCGCTTGCTGTTGGTAGCCCAAAAAGTTGAAGGCGTTGACGTTATAGACCGAGTCGAGGTCGTCGTATTTGAAGACGATAGGTTCAGACTTAGGCGAGTAGGCGTTGACCCCGATGACCGCGGACGTATTCCGGACTTGTTGGAGATCCTTGGTCATTTGCATAATCTCGCATCCGTTGAGGTCGGTTCCGGATCCTACGACACCGGCGACGTCTGACTCCCAAAAAGTCCTCTTAATGGTCGTCGGGGTCATGAACTTCTGGAACCGTAGGCTCCCGTTGATGTCGACCGCGATGAAGTAACCGATCGAAAAAGCGATCTTCGCGAGGATTTGAAGGGGTGAGACTCCCGTGTTGCGTGTGAGCACGGATCCGGCGTCTCCGACCGGGAGATAGTACGCATGAGGCGACTCCGGACTCCCGAGGTCGGTTCCTAGCCCGAACGGAGCGTCCGGGACGAAGGAGGAGAAGTACATGTCCGCGATGTCGAAGTGGCCAAGCGAAGCGAGGTAGGCGGCCGCGTAGAACACGTTCCAACCGTCCATCCACGGGAGCGCGTAGCGAGGGTTTTGCATTTGGATGAAGCGGTCGCGGAGGCCCATCTTGAACATCGAGCCGTTCGTGGTCGCGATCACTTCGCCGGTCGTGTGGCCATATCCTGAGAACGCTTGTTGAAAAGCGACCAGGCCGCCGGGGATAGACCGGCCAAGCGTGACGAGGGCCGCGTTTTGGCCTGAGTTGACCGACCAATTCCCCCAATAGCCGAGGGCTCCGGTCGGGAGTATCCTTTGCCGGTTGTTGTTGAAAAGCAAGGATCCGGACGTCGTCACGATGAGCTCGTCGGGATTGAACTCCCAACGGAGATGAACCTCCTCCGGAGAGACCGCGACCGGTAGGTTGGTGTTCCTCATCGTCACCGCTTGCCAAACGAGGTCGACCGCTCTAAGGCAGACGCATTGATCAGCGAAAGGAGTCGACCGATAGGTTCCGTTGGTCGGCCCCGTGAGGTCAAGATGGTAGTAGCAGACGGGCCCCGAAAGGCTCGAGGTACTCGGGTTGATCGTCGCGCTCCATCCCGTAGGAACCGCTCCGGCCGTGGTGAAGGAGTAGCTCCCGAGTCCGGCCGGGTAAGTGTCCCCGATCGTGAACTCAGGCGAGTCGTAAGAGCACGAGACGTTCCACTTGGTCGGATGAGCCGAAAACGAAAGCGCGATGAACCGGAACGCGCGAACCTCGAGGGAGTTGATCAAGGTGATCGGGGCTCCGGTGTTGTCGACCCGGTTCTCCTCGAACACATAGGGGACATCGTTGTTCCCGACCCATATTTGGAGGCGTCCGGCAAGGAGGCGGAACTCGAGGTAGTTCATCGGGTTCTTTGGCGCATGGCCGACGACCCCGCTCGTGTCGTACTGGTCGTCCGCTTGCCCGAAACTAGCGTTTGTGTCCCCTTGGTCGCGGAAACTTTCGAGGTCTTTCCAGGTCGTCCCGTTGTCGGTCGACCTCGAGATCACGACCGAGCCGCCTCCGTCATAGTGGAGCGAGTAGAGGACGACGTTCGACCCTGTCCCGATCCCGACGCGGAACGTCGTGTACTTGACATAGTCGCCGTCTGAGACGTCGCGGTCTTGCTGGTCCAGGCGAGACCAAAGGAACGTCACTCCTTGAGCCGAGATAGTCGCGGTCGCGTCGAGATAGTACGACTCGGCCGTCGACGGCGAAAGTTGGAGGTCGAACTCGGTGAAGTTGTGGGGAGTGTTCTGCCTGAAAGTGAAAGGCACCGTCCCGACGTTGGCCCATTTGACATTAGGGGACGAGTCGCTCCCGAGCCCGTAGCCTACGGCCTGGTCGTGATAGACCATGACCGGCTTAGGGTAGATCGCTTGAAGGTTGTAGTCGGCAATAAAGTCGACGTTGGATCCCCACACGGCGGCCGTGTTGTTCCAAGGGAAGTCGGAGTACTCGAACCGCGGGAGCTTGACGTAAGTCCACCGTGATTGAGGGTCTTGGAGTTGAACTTGAGCGTAATCTTGGATCCTCATCGCGAACCTCCATGGAAAGGACGTCCGGGCGTTTTCGGAGCCTCAAAATGGCCGACATGCCTCGACCCGGAGGTTTTGACCGCGACCGGGGTCGGACACTCGACCACGCGAGCTCCGAAGTCCTTCATCCGTTGGAGGAGCTCGCGCTCCTCGGCGATATGGAGGCCTTCGTCAAACCCATGGACTCGAGTGAAAAAATCGACCCTCACAAAGACCCCGCTCGTGAAAGCGCCGTCGGTGAAACAAAGGCCGCCGTCTCCCGCATGGGTGAAAAGAGGGCAGACCACGGCGTCAGCCTGGCCGAAGTATTTGGAGACGGCCTCGACCGCTCCGGGGAGCGGGATGTCGTCGTCATCGATGAACCACACCCATTCCGTGAGGGATTGGTCTACTCCCCGGTTCCGAGCGAAACTCGCACCGCTCGGTTTCTCGATGACGACCGCCCCGACCCCTTCCCTCGCTTGGCTGAGCTCGAGGACGTAACCGGCGCTTTTGCGGCCGTCGGCGACAAGGACGACCGGAACGTCGTCCGGGAGGTTAGACATGAGAGTACGGGCCTCGAGAGGCCTCTCGCGGGTCGGTATGACGACGGTGAGGGCTCCGTCTTTCCCTGGTGACGCGAGGATCCTGCCTCCCCAGTGTTCAGGGACGTCCCCAAAATTGGCCCAAGGAATAAGTCGGGAAGAATGGTGGGCGTCTCCGTCGGACCGCTTCGACCAATAGGTTCGGGCCGTGGTCGAATAGAGGTGTTCGACCGTTCCATTTAACCCGGCTAAAATCCGGAAGTATTTCCAGTCCTCGGCCGCGAGGCGATGATCGTCCTCGACGGGGAACTCGGTCGACCTCGCGACGTCTCCCCAAACGACGACGGCCGACGTCTTGATGAAATTCTCTCTCTCGAGGCGGTCACGGTCAAACGTAAGGTCTCCGCGGAGTTGAGCCTCGGGATGTTCGTCGGGCCGGTACCTGAAACGTCCGGTCTCGGGATCTTTCCATCTCCACGCGAACGACGTCCTCGAGTAGCTCATGAGAAGGCCGGGACGCGACTCGTGAAATGCGACATGCTTGGCGAGATGGTCAGGGTTCCAAGTGTCGTCGGAGTCGAGGAAAGCGACGTACTTCCCGCGTGAGAGGGAGACCCCGTAGTTTCGCGCGGCCGCGGGCCCGCGGTTGTCCGCGAGGTTGAAGTACCAGATACGATCCTGGTAGTCAAAGAACCGGTTGGTAGCCGCTTGGCGGATCGCCTCCCAATCTCCGGATCCGTCGTCAACGACATAGAGCCGCCAATCCTGGAAAGACTGACGGACGACCGAGTCGATCGCTTCGAAAAGGAGGTCGGAACGGTTATAGGTCGGGATGACGACGGAGACCGTCTCGGGTTTCCCTTCTCGTTTCTCAGTGAGGAGGAACCTGCCCCGGCACCACTCTTCAAACCGCCTCGGCATCTCTTTGACCGTCTGGTGCTCGAGGTGGTGGACATAGGCGTCCCTGACTTGAAAGAGCTTGGTGTACCGAGCGGCCCGAGCGAAAAGGTCGTAGTCTTCGCCGAAGATCCGGTAATCCTGGTCGAAGCCTCCGAGCCGATCCCATAACCGCCGATCTATGAGGAAACAATATCCGCCTTGAGGGACGTAGGGATCCGAAACGGGGAGGATCCCGGAGAACTGAACCGACGCGATCCTCCACCACTTGCAAACTTTCTCATAGTTGGCATAGATGTCCTCGACCCGAGAGGGATCTCCAAGGGCCGGAGGAGAGACACCCAGCGAACCGACGCAACGGCTCGAGAGAGGGATCACCAACCCGCATTGATCTGAAAGGGACTCCCTGAGCCTCGAGAGGGATCCGGGAGAGAAAACGACGTCGTTATTGACCACGAGGAGCGCGTCATAGTTTCCGGGATGGCTCACCCCAATGTTGACCGACTTGCAATAGTTCCCGCGGTCTGAGTTGACGATCATCCTCGTTTTGGCTTTCGGGTTGTCGATGTCGGCCCGGATCGCCCCAAGCGTCTCGGGTTCGGAGCCGTTGTCGACCAAGACGATAGAATCCCCGTCCTTCATCTCCGCGCGGAGCGACATCAAAGTTTGAGTTAAGAGAAAAGGTTTGTCGAGTGTTGGGATGACGATCCTGATATTCATTAGTCTCTCCGTGGACATGCGCGACAATTCGAATTGTCTCCGCTCTTTACATAGTAAAAATTAGCGAGGAAAAGCTGATAGCTAGCGTTGTCGTCAACGATTTTGGCCCATGGGTCGACGTTGAAGTCTCCGATCTTGAGCCGCGCGAGGCAAGACCAGGCCGTACCGTCGTAATCGACATACATCTCTTTGGGGACTTCTTTGAACTCGGGAGGCTCGTCCGAGACGTCGGGAGGAGGAGGCACCCTTTTTGCCGAGTACCCGATCACGTCGACCTCCCCTACCACGAACGCGACGTCGACAAGTGCGGCCACAAGTTGAGTTACGAAAACATTGTCGGTGACCGTGGTCGTTATCCCGAGCGCGGTCGTGACGAAAACATTAGTTATGTAATTAAGCTGTGTGCCGTTGTATTGTTCAACCGCGAATTGCACTTCGTTTACTTTATAGAGGATGTCGTTCCCGTGAGTGTAGTTTGGTACTGTGAGTTGAGGAGGGTAGTTAAAAGTCGTGTTGGTCTGGTTTTGCTGGATCGTGGTGATCCCTACCAGGGTCGTCGTATAACCTAAAGTGTTTACTCCCGTTGCGGTGTAGGTCGTGGTGTGGTCTAACGCGGTCGTCGCCGTCGTGCTTGCCACGCTTCCGGGAGGGTTGGAAAGTGCAAACCCCGCGACGGCCGTACCGTTCAATATCCCACCGTAGTTTGTGGTCGTCGGGAAGTAAGTTGCGGGTGTCGTCGTGAAGGTCTGATAAACCGTCGTCGTCCCGCCGGGGACGGTCAAGTAAGGAGGGTTCGTGACCGTGGTCTCGGCCGTGACAACCCAGTCCCAAAATGCTCTCGCCGCGGTGATCGATGTCAAATGAGGCCCCGTAGTCCCCGTGGTTCCCCTCGGAGACGTCCCTCCGCATGGAGACAGTCCGTAGAACATGATGTCGGCCCATCTCCGGATCTTTCGCGGGTCGGTGTTGTCGATGATCGCGTTCGGGTTGGCCGTCGAGAATTCCGGCATTTGAACGACGAGGTTGAGCCCGGCGGCATCGGCCGCGATCCTCGCCTTCGCAACGTTCTCGAGAGTCTTGTCACGGAGGAACCGGAGCGACTCCTCGACCCGGTCGGTGACGTGGTGGTCGGCCGGAACCATGAGGAGTTGTTCCCCATGCTCCTTCCGTCCGATCCCGAGCTCGGCGCAAAGTTCAACCCACGGAGCGAGCTCCTCGATGTTGCTCGCCATCGCGGTGAACTGAGAGTCGACTTTGGATCCAGGTTTGGCGGCCTTGAAAGCTTTGACGGACTTGACCAAGTGAGCGAGGTTCCCCTTTCTCATCCTTGAGTAGCCTTCGGGAGTACCGGCATCGATCGACACCGAGACATGAGGGGATTCTCCGACTGATTCGAGAACTCGAGGGAGGTCGAGGTAGTGTCCGTTGGTAAAGAAAAAGAGGCTTTTCCCGGCCTCTATGACGTCTTTCGCGGCTTGGCAGAACATAGCGCCAAGGGTTGGCTCACCTAGACCGCCTAGCTCGACGTGGTCGACGTGAGGAAAGACTTTCTCTTTGACATGAGCCCAAGTTTCAGGGCTCATGTCATCAGCGACCGGGAGCTCGTCGCGGCCGTCCGTGAAAACGACCGTCCCTCGCTTTTTCCGGCCTTCGTTTCCGCCCCCGGCTAGTGCTTCCCTTTCGCAGAAGAAACAACCTAGGTTGCATCCCGCGGCGATCCGGACATGCACCGACCGGGGACGGAAAACGTACCTCATCAGAGGTTTGTGATCGCCGCGTTGATGAGGGTCTTGGCGAGCGTTTGGATCGCCGTCTCGATGGTAGCTACCGTAGTCTCGATGCTCGAGATCGTCGCCGCGTCAGTGATTTTGGCCGTCGCGAGGACGTTTTGGATGTCAGCCGGAGGGATCGTCATCGCACGGACGATAGCCGTGTCGATCGCTCCCTCTTGGGACTCCGCGATGCTCTTGATCACGGGGAGCAAGAGCCCGACCAACGGGCCGCCTCCGAGGACTGAGGAGAGGGTCAAACCTGCTCCATAAGTCTTCTCTTCGGCTGAGTCCGGAGAAGTGCCCGCATCGGCGGCCGGAGCCACAGACTGAGGGTATTGCCAAGAACGCGGGCCGGTTCCTTGAGCGACCGAAGTCATCCAAACGGGATTACCGTACCCGTCGCCGATGACCTTGAGGTTGACCGTCGTGTCACTAAAGACGGCCGTGACGATCGCCGGAGCGAGGTCTCCCGCCTTAGCGTTTCCGCCGATCGATTGAGCCTCCTCGATGGTCAAGCAGACTAAGACGATTAGGCCGAGATAGGGTTTCATGATCCTCCGTTGATGGTCTTTTGGAGCTCCGACACGACTTGGTCGTGAGTGAGTCCGGTGGTCGAGACTCCGAGCTCGGTCGCGAGGGTAAAGAGCTCCGGGTCGGTCAGTTCGGCGAGGTTCCCAGTATGAGGCCTCGGAGTGGGTTCGGCGACCGGCTCAGGCTCAGGCTTAGGCCAATCGAAAGCGACGACTTTCGCGGTGACGTCCGGAGAGGGGACGCATTTGAGTCCCTCGAGCCAAGCGACGACGGCGGGGAGTTGAATATGGTCGGCGTCCGGCTGTTCGTTTCGGAACGCGGTCGCCTCAGATTCTACGGTTGACTTTTCATCGACGGGGATCCGGCGGAGAAGGACGTGCCCTCCTACGGTGTAGATCACGGTCGAGAGTTCTGACCCGAGAGGGTCAGTCCAGTTCATGAACGGAGTCATTGGGGTTAACCTGCCTTCGTTTGAAGGCGTCGACATTTTACTCAGGTCGGTGGTATCATCCGTCCGTCGCTTGAGATACGACAAGCGCGGTTCGATCCTCAACCCCCAACCATACTTAACCCCGTGAGCCCGAGCGAGCTTACGGGGTTCTTTTTGTTAAGGGGTCGAGCGCCTCGATGCGGCTCCGTTCGTTGCGAAGTCGAGAGAGGTCTTTCCTTGAGCGACGATGACCGCGTTGCTCTTGAGTTGGCGGCCGTCCGAATCAGAGACGACGACCCGGATCGTGACCTCAGACCTTGAGGTCGACCCGCTCGGGTTGACGATGTCGCCAAACCCTGAGAACCGGGATCCTCCTCGAGGCTCCACTCCGGCGAGGGCGTCGTCCCGGAAGTTTCGAGGGTCTCCCGAACCGAGCATCCTCGCGAACTGAGGGTACATAGACCGAGCTCCTCGAGTCTGCTCCTCCGTTCCACCGAAAGCGCGGTGAAAGAGCCCCGTCGCCGCAAACTCCCGGTGAGTGAACTGACTCATAAAGAGGCGGCCGCTTTGAGGGACGTTGAGGACTTCCGAGATCAACCTTTGATCCCAACCGTTCGAATAAGCCTCGGCCGCTTGGAGCCCTTCGACCGCGGCCGCGTTTCTCGCCTCGGTAAAGTCGGCCTCCATCCCTTCCGTCCAAAGGCCTTGACCCCTGAGTTTGTCGCGGTTGGCGCTGAGCTCCTTGACCCGTTTCTCCGCCATGTTGACCTGTCCGAGCAGAGTCCCGCGGATGTCTCCGAAGGATCCGTAACCGGCTTGGTAGAACGACATGAGGGCCGAAAGGTTCGACCTTCTCGCCGAATCCGTTCCGGACATTGGAGCGACGGCGAGTCCCCGTTGCTGTTGAGCTAGTCCGACCTGCATCGAGGAGAGCTCACGTTGAAGGCCTTGAACCTCTTTCGAGTCCGGACTATAGCCCCTCGCGAGAAAGTCTTGGATCTCCGCTTGCTTGGCGGCGACGTTCGTTTGGCTGACCCCGTAGAGGCTGAGTTGGGCCGCCGCTCCGGCCGCGCCTCCCGCTCCGGAGATGAGCGCGACCGAGGATCCTACCGAGGATATGATTCCATGGGTCTCCGTCGTCATATAAGTCGCCGCGGCCCGCGCGTTCCCGGCCGCTAGTTCAGCCTGTTTCTCGCTGACTTTAAGGTTCTCGACCTGGGTTTGAAGCTGAGTGCGTTGCTCGTGAGTGAGGTATTGAGACGTCTTGAGGATGTCCTCGAGGACGGCTTTCTGCTTGGCCATCGCCTCGGCTTGGAGGTCGAGCTCCCTGGTTTGAGTGACAGCCGAACCTTGGATGATCCCGGGCATCTCGGCCGACCTTCTTTTGGCGATCTCGAGTCCGGCGGTCGAAACCTTCTCTTGGTTGACCATGTCCTCACGCGACTTGGAGACCCCGGTCGTCGCTTGGAACTCGAGCCCCTCGATCTGCTCCGTCATTTGAGCCTTCTCGAGCGGGGATAGCCTCCCTTGGCTTTCTCGCTCCGCCATGAGCCGTCGCAGGTCAGAAGCCTCGGACATCATCGCGGCCGTCTTCTGGCCCCACGGAAGGGCACTCGCGGAGGCACCAGAGTAAAGGGCCGCATCGAAAGCACGGCTAGACCTCCCGATCGCGAGAGCTCCCGACGCTCCGGCCTCTTGAACGGCGAGGTTCCATGGAGCGTCGACGGCCTGGTCGCTAGCCTGAGCGTCCATAAGGGCGGCCTGGTTGAGCATGGCCGCGCGTTTCCCGGGATCCGTTTGGAGGGCGGCCTCCCTTCTGATCGCGGAGCTCGCGGCCGACACGGCTGAAAGCATGGATCCCGCTTGGCCTCTCATCGCCGCGGATCCTTGGTACCTCCCGGCCCGTTCGAACCCGTAACTCGCTACCCCGACCGCGGAGCTCGCGGCCTCGACCTCGTCTTCGACGTTGACGCGGGCGAACCCCTTCGCGCGGAGCACGGCCGCCGCGTCCCTTGCCGACTTGGTACCGAGGGACGCGAGGGCGGAGGCGGCCGCATCCTCGTTCCCATAAGAGAAGTTCTCGAGGATCTCCTCCGCGTGTCCGTTGACGTTAGCGGGATCTCCATAAGCCTTGATCGCTCCCGGAGAGTAGGCGGCCCGTTTGAGGGCATCGGTGAAGGCTTTCCGGTTTTCAAGGCTGTTCGGGAAGATCTTCGCGATCGAGCTATTGGTCGAATCGCTGAGCATCATCCCCGACAAGTCTTGGCTCATCCTCTCCTCGAGGACGTCGTTCGGAGTGACCTTCCGGGTCATGAACTGACCGATAGCATCAGCGATGCCCGCGGTCGAACCGATCCCGGGCATTATCATCGTCCCGATCATCGCGGCGTCGAGAGATCTCCTCCAATCGAAATTGAACGATGGATCCGAGGTTGGAGCTAGTCCCCTCGATTGAGCGATAATATTGAGCCTGGCCGTCAAGATGTCGTGCTCGATGAAAGGCGAGACGGCCGACCCGGCCGCTCCACCTATCGCGGATCCCAAGCCCAAACCTATTCCCGCTCCTACGGCCGTCCCTGCTCCCGGGACGACGGATCCGATCAATCCTCCCAAGACCGCGCCGATGACCCCTCCTCCGGCCGTCAAACCGCCTGGGATGAGCCTTTGAGGATAGAACGGCTCCCCTCCGACGACGGAGCTCGAATAAGCGTTCATCCCGGCCCCGGCCTGGCTGACCATTTGATGAACTCCCCAAACTCCGGCGACTGACCCTATCGCTCCCCACGTGCTCGGCTCGGCCGGTTTCGGAGGAGCTCCCCCACCGTTGGCCGGGCCGAGAAAATAGGATCCGTCTTGAGGGTTGAAGTATCGTCCGACGGTCGGGTCGAAAGCGACGGGAACCGTCCCCGAAGGCGTCCATACGGCTCCCTGACTCACGTTCTGCATCGCATAGGCGTAAGGAGCCGTATTTTGCGGGAGAGCCATGGGAGAGGCTCCCGCGTTCTGGTGGAACGACGACGTCGGAGGAGGCGGGACGACCGGAGCCGGGCCTCCCGCGGCCCCTTGAGAGCTCGATGAAGAGATTCCCGGCCCCATCGACATCGAGGGAGTTCCGCCTTGATTGCCCGCGACCTCCTTGAGGGCACGGATGACCTCCATGATTTGAGCCGCGTTCTCGAGCTCGAAAGTCAGCTTAGCGGTAGCGCTCATTGAGCTAACCTACCCCGACGGTGGTCAATCCCCCGGTCTTTACAGTAGCGGAGACCGTGTAGGTGAGCACGATCAGGCCGCCTCCTCCTGTTCCCGGAGAGGCCGTCCCGGCGCATCCGCCGCCGCCTCCACCGTAAGCGCCTCCCGCTCCTCCTGCATAAGGAGGAGAGCCCGTGTAGGCTCCGCCGCCTCCTCCTCCGGATCCCACCGTCCCGTACTCCGTCCCGGCCGCTCCGGCTCCCGCGTTCACGTTGTTTCCGGCCGCGCCTCCCGCGCCTCCATGGGTGTTGTCGCCTTGCCCGCCGACGACACCTCCCGAGGCTCCCGCGAGTCCGTTCGCTCCGGCTCCGTTCGGGCCCGCGGCTCCTCCTCCTGAGCCTCCCGAGTTTGTTGCTCCCGCCGCTCCTCCTGAGCCTCCCGCATAAGTGACGTCACCGACCGCGGTCGTCGCCGAAGCGCCTCCGGGAGCACAGACGGTAGCGGCCGCTCCAAACCAAGTGTCTCCTCCGGCGCTAGCTGAGGACGCACTCCCTGCTCCGATCTGGTAAGTGATCGCGACACCAGGAGTACACGCGAGCGCGTTCTTTTTGGCGTACTTGCCTCCCGCCCCACCGACGACGGGACTACCTCCCGAATAGGCTCCGCCTCCCTGACCTGCGCCGATGCACTCCACTTGAAGCGAAGTGCATCCGGCCGGAGGAGTCCAGGAGGTTCCCGACGTCAGGGTGACGACGGTCGGCATAGTTAGCTGACTACACCGTCAGTAGCGAGGGCGAGGGTTCGGTCGGCGTCGTACTTGGTCGCGTAGTTTTTGGCGAACGTGTCCAGGTCGGTACCGTCCGTAGGCGTGAGGATCTCTTGGTTCGCGACGACCCCGTCGTCAAAAGTGATCTTCACCATCATCGTCGTCCCGTTGTTCCAAAGGATTGAGTAGACCATTACAGATAGGCTCCTGCTAAAGTGACGTCACCGGCGGCGACGGCCGTTGTATCCGAGTCGGCGTAGTTTGCGGTGATCGCAAAGGCGATCCCGTTCGAGAAGGCGATCCCTTCCGGAGGGAACGGGATCTCACGGCCCGCTCCAAGGGCCGCGGTCGGGTTGGCCGGGATCATGATCGTCCAAACCGGGACGTCGGTTCCTACGGTCGGAGCGGAGGCCTTGTCGTAGACCTTGAGGAACCGCGCGGCCGCGTTGACGTTCCCGAGAGAGAGCATCTTGAGCACTCCCGCGGTAGCCTTTGTCGACGTCGCGTTCGTGGTCGCGGCCGAAACGATCCGGAACTTGGTCGCTCCGCCGGTCGCTACCCCGATGACCTTGACCGGGATAGTCGACTGGTCGGACGCGATGACGGTCGAAAGGCTCGAGGCCGAGACTTGTTGGCCGAGAGTCGAGGTGTCGATTCCGACCGTGATGGCGGGATCGATCGGAGCCGAGCTCGCCATCGTCTGAATGGCCACGTTCCCCGTCCCGACGATCGCGACGGTCAACCGGATCCGGAATTGAGCGTAGGGAGCGGTCGAGAAAGTCCAAGACTTCACGATTCCGGCATAGGTCGCGAAGTTGATCAGGACGTCGCCGGTGTAAGCCTCGAGGCGGCCTCCCTTGACGGAGACCCAGTTGATCCCGTCGTAGACTTCGAACACTCCTTGCCCGGCCGTGATCGTCGCCGGGATCGAGATCGTGATCCCTACCCCGTCGTAAGCTTGGAGGCTTGAGACCGCGATGGTCGTCCCGACGGTCGTCGCCGAAGTCCAGTTAGTTGTGTTAGGAGCGAGGTAAGCGTCCTTGATCGTGAGAGCGCCGATCAGGGCGTTATAGATCCCTGAAAGCCATCCGCGGATCCCGGCTCCTCCGGTGGGTTGGGTGATCCCTGTCCCGTCCGTCCCTTGGGCTCCCGAAACGGTCGCGAGGTTGGTCGAGTCGGTCGTACCGAGGTTGACGGATCCGATGCTGTTGGATCCGGCGTTGATCCCGACGTTTCCGACTGAGATCGTTCCAGAGACGATATTGACGTCTTGGACGTTTCTCTCGTTGTCGAGGGCCATTAGCCTGCCACCCCGAAGGCATAGACGTCTCCTTGGAGGAGCTTGGTCGGCGAGCTAGCGGACGGAGATGCGTTGACGTTGGCCACTCCCGCGGGAGCGCTCGCGTTAACGTAAATCGGGCCGGTCGTGACCGAGATCCTCATCCCGCATGAGTTAGCCCATGCGGCGGTCAAAACGGCCGCCGGGCCCGCCGCGAGTCCGCCGATAGTGTTGGCGATCAACGTCGCGAAAGGGACGGCCGCCGCGTTCGGGCCGGTGACTGATCCCTCCCATTGGGTAATCCCGTTCTTGTCGATGAGCTCGACCCACATAGCAGAGGCCGCCGCGGCGTACATGCAAAGGGCGTCGATCGGCGGGGTCGAGCCGACGACGACGGTCGCGAAAGAGTGGTTGGTTGGCATTAGGTGATCACCAAAGGAGCGGTCGGGGTGTTGTTACCCAGGACGATGAAGTTGAGCGGTTGGAACGTCTGTCCGGGAGTGACGGTGAGGTCTCTCTCGTTGTTCGCGTTCATGCTGGTCAGCGAGAAAGTCCGCGCCCCGGCGATAGCGACGGTCACGTTCGTCCCGTCGGCGCATGGGTCGGTACCGTAAGGGATCTCCGCGACGGTAGCCGACGCGCTCGCGACCATTTGACCGGCCTCCCAATAGCCGACGAACTTTGTCCCGTCGAGGGGAGCGTTAGGGAGGTGGTTGTTCGAATAAGCGAAGTCTAACCCGTAGACCGAGCCGGTGAACCCGGAGATCGTCGCTTGGTCAAACATCATCTTTCCGCTCGAGTCGACCGTGTTGAGGTAGGACGTCGCGGTGTTCGCGGCCGCCTTTGTCGGGAGCGCCGGAGCAAGGAATGTGCCTCTCACTCCGATCTCTTGACCCTTTCGGATCGAGACCGAGAACGACTCCGCCTTACAGTTCGCGAGGGTGTAAGTCGACTGACCAGACGTCCCGATGATCGTGTTCGCGGCCGTGTCGTCAAACCCGGATCCGAACGTCCTCGACATCCAAAGGTTCCAAAAAGCAAGCGAAAGGAGCTCGGTCGACTTCGTCCGGAACATGAATTGGACGTCGACCCGAGTCGATTGGAGTCCTTCGGCGATGTTCGTCGCAAAAGTGTTACCGACCGGTGCTCCGGGTTGGAGGTTTCGGGGAGCGGACATCGACCAGGAGTAACACGGGTAAGCGGTTCCTCCGATCGAGATTTTGCCTAAACGGCCTTGAATGATTGACATGGGTTAGTTTCCTTTTGCGAGTTCAGTTTCGATGAGGTCTTTGATCTTGGTTTGAGCGATGTCGGTCAGGTTGATCGGGCGGGCCGGGATCTTGGATCCATGCCAACCTTTGTCCGAGCCTTTTTGCATCGTCCCGGCATATTTGAGGTCGGAGCCGATGGAGACCGAGGTATCGGTGATCTCCTCGACGTGGTGAAGGTCGAGCGCGTTCGTCCAAGACGACATAAGGGCGGTCGTCCGGATCAAGATGTTCTGAGGCCCAAAGGCTCCGTTTTGAGTGGCCATGAGCGGAACTTTCCCGAACCGGTTGAGCCGCGGGTATCCGAGCCTTGCTTTCTCTTTGATCGTCCAAGGTGAAAGCGGAGTCCAAGCGGGGTCTCCTCCGACCTGGAATTGGCGAAGCGCGTCGAGCCGGAGGATGTCCGCGATCTTTCGTCCGAGTCCTCCCTTGAGGTCGACCTTGGAGGCGACGTCCTTGAGCATCGCCTCCACTTGGGACGTGTCGACGTGGATCCTCGCGGCCGGTACCTCTATTGCCATGAGATGACCGTCCTCCCGACCGGCGTGGTCGAACCGATGGTGAAGTTGGCGAGGGTTCCACCGGCGACGGTGATCCCGGAGACCGCGGCGATCAGCGAACCGGCCGTCGCGGGGTTTCCTCCTCCCGGAGCCAAAGTGTAAGTCCCGGCCGCCGCAAAGGTAGCCGTCCAAGTCTTCCCGGTGACGAAAGTTCCCGAGACAGGATCCGCCGCGGTTCCCGTGACCGTCACCGTCTGAGGAGTGACTCCGCTCGCTGAGACGACGATGGTCGGGATCCCTCCGGCGTAGTTTGCCTGGTTGACGGGAGTTCCGGCGACGTACCCTCCCGCGGTCGTGTAGGACGCGAGGTTGGGTTGGACGTAGTAGTAGTTAAGCGGGTTAGGGTTCGCTCCAAGGTAGTTTTGGATCAACTGGATTCCCGGGTGTTGGAGCGCCGTGAAGTAGGATCCTCCGACGACCCCGGCCCCGATGTTGAGCCACGTGAGGTAAGTCTCGAGGTTCGAGTATCCCGAGCCGCCTTGAGCGATGAGCCCGTTGATCACGTATTGGAGTTGAGCGAACCAATTCGAGAAAAGGCTCGTGAAAACTTGCTGGTTCCCGACTCCGCTTTGAATGTAGAGGCTAGCGCTCCCAAGCGTCGACGCGGTGTTCAAACTCGAGAGTCCGGAAAGGTTGGCGGTCACGAGAGCGGTAGCGCCGGTGTTGCGGTCGGCGAGCCCCTCCTCATATCCCCAAGCGATTTTCGCGATCCCGTCGAGGAGTGAGTTGAGTTCAGAAACGAGGAGGGCGTAAGCCATTAGTATTCACCACCATAGCGGAACCGTCGTCCGCGGGTCGTCATCGGCCGGAACGTGCGAGCGTGGTTCCCGGCCCGGACAGGGTTGAGCATTTGAAGGCCGGGGATCTCGATGCGTCCGGCGAGGATGTCGGCTAGCCCGTCTTTCGCCGACTTGATCAGAGAATTCGCGTAAGACGGCCAAGTTCCCGGCTCCGGGGAGCTCGCGGCATATTTGGACTGTTCGATGTACCCCGCGGTGAGCTCGTTCGCGATCGATACGATCTCGTCCGGTGGAGTGACCGTGTTTCCGTTTTCGTCAACGGGAAAGTAGAAATTCTCTCCGAGGCGGCCGTTTATGAACCGGTCGGCGCGGGCGGCATGAACCGTATAGACGTCCGGGCTGATCCCGCCTTTGACGTTGACGCAAAGGGCGGTCACTGACGATAGATCGGAATAAGCCATGAGTCGAAAGTGTTTTCGACCGGGGACGTTTCACGTGAAACGTCCCCGGTCTCTAGTCTTGGCCTTAGTAGTTGAGGGTCGCGAGGCTAGCGCACTCGGCGGCGATCAGCTTAGGCGTAGTGAATCGGCCGTACTCGATCTTCCACGATCGGATGTCGGGCTCATACCACTTGCTGACGTACTCCTCTGTCCAGAGTCGCACGGCCCAAGTGAGCATGTTCCTTCCCAGTCCGCCGGGAGCGATGTAGGCGACGATGAAGTTCTTGCCCGCGACACGGGCGAGAGACCTCGGTTGTCCCTTGTTGGCCGAGTTGAGGAGAGCCTTGACCGGGACGACGTCCATTCCGTAGAACTTCTGAGGGAGATCCTCGACGTCGTTCGCTGTCCCCTGCAAAGGAGACTGGTAGTACTCTTCTTTTCTGAACTCCTCAGTCCGCATGATCGCACGGAACGAAGCCGGAGCCCCGATGATCGTGTTAGGCGTCCTTCCGGATGCGACCTCGACGTCTTCCTTCATCGCGTCGATGAGGGCTCGAGGTGATCCGGTCGAGGCGTTCGACAAGTCGCACAAGGCGGAACCGTTTCCGCCGTATGCCCTTGAGTTGATGAAGTTTGCGGTGTTGGTCGCAAACCCACCAGACCCAAAGATCAAGTTTTCGTAGTTGTTCAAGACTTGCTGTTTCACTGTTTCGGTCTTGACCATCTCGATGTCGAGGACATCGTCGGCGTTTCGCAGGTCTGACTCCGTGATCAGGGCGTGGAGCGAGTGCTCGACACACTGATACGAGGTCAGCTTGAACCCGGCGTCGGTCTGCCTTGATGGGGCTCCGTTCGCGCGGGTGTCGTCCATGAGGTCAAAGAGGACTCGATCCCAGATAGGAAACTCGTCGCTGAGGTGCTGGACCCGTATCGGACGTAGAACCTTGTCGGCCGCTAAGTCCGGCGGGATGTACTTGACCGAGACGTCGGTCAAGAGGGCGTTGAGGTGGAGCTGGTTAGTTCCGGGCATGGCTTGTTACCTCCTCACTCCTGGGTCGAGTTCGACAAGGATGAGGTCGTATTGAGCGGCCGCGGGTTGAATCGCGTAGCCCAACTGGTAGAAGATCGTCCCGGAGGCCGGTAGCGCGGTCGCCGCGGCGAGGACGAGGTTGTAGGTGATCGGGAGTCTGACGTCGACCGCGAGGAGCGACTCAGGGGAGTCGATCAGCGGGGACTGAGACCCGAGCTTGGTCGTGTTGACGGCCGCTTGGACGATCGAGTCGGTGGTGATCGCGCCGTTAGCCCAAACCCGGATCACTCCGCGTTTCTGGACTCCGACGTTTTGACCTTGGAACGCGGCCTCACGGGTGACCCCGACGATACGGCGGGTCGCGAGACCGGCCGCGGTCGGGGTCGGTACTACGATGTCGCCGACGACTCCTGGAACTCCCGCGGCGTTAGCCGTCGCGACTTCCGCGGCCGTCGCGAGCGAGACCGGAGTGAAGGGAGGGATAGCGTTAGCCGTCCCGATGTTGTCGTAGTAGTAGAAACCCTGAGACTCATGGAGCGTGTCAAGAGGCATGTCGTCCCTCCGTTAGCATCTTTCTGGCCTTCTTGATCGCTTCCTTTCGATCAGTCAGCTTGGGATCGTTGGCTTGGAGCTCGTCGGCCTTTTTGATGACCGCGGACTCGTCGTCAGCTTTCCCGTCCTGGGCGTCGTCGTCCTCGAGGTCGACCTTGGATCCATCGGAGTCCATAGCGACCGCGTCGGGCAACTGTGCGAGCATGTCAGCGACTTCCCCGATCACGTCGAGTTTGTCGATGGCCTTGTCGTCTTTCTCATCGAGCCGGTGCTTGCCCGGCTTGGTTGGCGAGGAGAGCGAGACCACGTCACACCCACCCAAGACGAGGAGCTCGGCGAGCCGTAGGAACCTCTTCCGGAGTGCGGGTGTAAGCTTCGGTTGAAGCCTCTTTTCGCGGGTCAAGTTCTCGACCTCAGAAAGGCGGAGCTTGGTTTTGAGTTCCTTGAACTCGGCCAGGCTCACACCGTTCGAAGTCTTTTCTTCTGCGGCTTTGAGCTTGGACTCGGCGTCTGAAAGTTTCTTTTTCAGCGCTTCGTTTTCGGCCGTTGCCTCTTCGAGTGTGGGCATGTTTTTTCCCTTTTCGCGATCGTCCGCGAAATCGTCTTCGGAGGCGTAAACCTCCGCTACTCCCTCGTCCTCTTCTCCCTCGCTCGATGGAGCGATGACCTTGGTTTGGTCGCTGTTCACGTGGACTTGGTTAGCGCCGATGAGCTTCACCGACTTGTCGGAAAGAAGGACACGCTCGACCGGACGGAGACCCTTGATGTAGGGTCTCGCGGTCAGCGCGACGGCCTCGAGCACGGCCCGGGGAGTCTCGTCTCCCTTGGCGGAGAGCTCAGGGGAGACATAGTCGAAATCGAGCTCTCCGCTCGAGAACTTGAGGGTTCCGTTTTCGAGCTTTTCCTTGACCTCGGGGTCGGTCGGCTCGAACATGACGAAAAGCCTTTCGCCGCCTTCGTCTAACCCGACGGCCTTGACCCACCCCTTGACCTCGAGGGACGAGTCCTCTTTGTGGTCGAGGTTGATCGGGATCTCGTTCCCCTTGATCCCGGCGTCGAAATTCGCCTTGATCTCGCGGAGGACGGTCGGGGTGATCTCGAAACCGTTGTCTCCTCCGGCGGCCGGATAATCCCACTTCCCGCATCGGAGGACGTCGAGTTTCCAAAGTCCGTTACCTTGGAGCGTCGGAGCCGAAGGCCCGAAAAAGTAGACTTGGCCTCTGTTCACGACCGATGTCCTCGCTCGTGGTCAGCCGTGAGGATCCCGAGGATCTTGTCGAGTTTGTCGGCGTTAGCCGCGTACCTCGTTTCCGTCTCGTGGAGACGTCGCTCGTGATCTTCGACCGTCTTGGAGAGGATCCCGATCGATTGAGTCCACTGTCCCCAACGGAAGATCGAGACGATCAAACCGGTCACGACTCCGACCCACGCGGCCGCGGCTCCGATCCATGCGGTGAGAGGTGGTTGGTCGTGGTTCACGCGGCCACTCCCGTCCATGCGTCAAAGTCGGGGTCGACCTGGGTCAGGTAGTTGTACGGGATCCAACAGTGGCCGTCTTCACCCCAATCCGCTCCCCACGAGTTCCGGACTTGGAAAGCCTCGAGGAGGTCGTCGTATCCGACAAAAAGGATACAGTGGCCTTCGGCTTGGGGAGGGACTTGAACGGGGATGACGGATCCCGGGGTGAGGTTGTTCCAATCGACGTCGTAAATGTGGAGGCCGACGACGACCGGCCCCTCGGTCGCGAGAGAAACCTTGATGTCCGAGACGCTCGCGCATCTCGAGTAGGAGGCGATTTTATAGACAGTCCCGTCAGCCGCCTTGATCCCCGTTTGTTGGAGGACTTGCATCGCGGCTCGAGGAAAAGTCCCTTGAGTGTCAGGGGATCCGTCGACCGCCTTACAGGCCTGGTAGAACCCGTCGACGTCGAGGCTAGGCCATTGTTTGTCCTTTGACCAAGCTTGGTAACGCTTGAGTCCCGCGACCGAATAGGCTACACACTCGGAGGAGTCACCTTGGTCAAAGACTGGGCCGGTCGAGGCTGACCGGGAAACGCGCGGAGGTAACTCGGCCGCGCCATAAGGGATCCCGTCGACAAGAAAGTCTCGAGGATCGTGAGGGTCTCTAAAGTAGCCGTATTTCGATGGAGCGGACATAGGGGTTTCCCTGTATCCGCGTCCGCTTACGGCGATCGGCCCGCGATTGCGTTATTATAGCCGAAACTTCGAAAAAGTCAAGATGGGTCGCTAGAGGGCTCATAAAGGGCCTTAGCGGACTCGTCACCCATGTCTACGACGACGGCTCCTCCTCCTAGAACCCTTTCGATCTCGTCCTCCCTGAGAAGGTCGATCCGTTGGGTCGTCGCCGTGATGTTCTCGGGTTCCCCGCCTCGGATGACGATCTTCTCGATGACTCCGTTTCTGGTCGAGCGGATCAGGTAGAGGAGAGCCTTTTCCTTCCGTGTGATGGCGACTTTTGTCTTTGAGTCCTTCATTGTTTGGCTTGAGAGATGTTGTTGATCGATGCGATCGTTACCGACGATTGGAAAGCGCTCATCATAGTGGTCTTGAGCGACCTGAGACCAAAAGACGACTCCTTGACCGGCATCGTCTCCTCAAAATAGTATTGCCAGGCTCCGGCGTTGAATACCGACGCATGTCGGTTAAGGATGTCAGCCGTAGACCCCTCGAGCTCGGAAAGGAGGGCGGCCGTGTCGTCCGGCGTCTCACCTTGGATGATCCCCGTGATGGTGAGGCTGAGATAAGCTTTCCCCACCGGCCCGGATCCCGTGTTGAGCGCTTCCCACTCCCTCGAGATCGAACCAAACTCGATCATCAAAAGCGGGGTCATCCCCTCATCGATGTTGTCGGTGTAGTAGGGAAGGACGGTGACGGGAGCAACGCTCTTGCCCGGTGAAAGCACGTTCGCTAAATTGGTGTTGATCTCCCCGGCGTTGTTGTTGAGGAAAACCGTCAGCGCGTTCGCCGCGTCTTGGATCCTAGGCGATTGTCGCATGGCCGGTCAATTCTGTCACATGTTTCAAGATCTCGGTCGGTTCAATCTCATCGAGACAGTTCGCTCCCGGGCCTCCGTTCCGGTGAAAGCATCGGTCAGGTCGGTCGACCGCGCATCCTTCGAACGGACGGCAAGACATCCGGTACCTTGCCGCGCATAGGGGAGGTTGGTCTTTCCAGATAGTCCGGTAAGGAGTCCGAGCTCCACAAGAACCGATCAGCCCGGACGGGTTGTGAGTCGCATAGAGCCACACCGACGGGGTTCCGACCGCGTTCGCGATGTAACTCGCTCCCGAGTCAAACCCGACCCAGCAACGGAGCCGCTTGATCTGGTGCATGAACCGATCGAGCGGGCCGTCCCCGTACCGAGGAAAACGAGGGTCGCTCCGGATCCCGTCGTCGGTACAAAAGAAAACCGGTTGGAAACCCTCTCGATGGAGGAGGTCGGCGAGCTCGTCCGCGCGGGAGTAACGTTTATGGATCCAACCTCCGTTAAGTTGGATCCCGACCGCGAAGTCCCCAAGGTCGTCGGATGTGTCTTCGCCTCCTGGTTTGATGACCGGGAGCATCCTCTCTTGTATCGGGATGTTGTCGATTCCGAGCTCAAAGAACCCGTGATCGGCCGTCCCCTCGACTCCGTTCGCGATGTTCCATGTCCGAGCGTTTGACGGGATCTCCTGAGTCTGATAGAGCTCGACCACTTGATCAAAACACGGCATCCTTTGACAAACGACCGACGGGCCGCCTTTGACGATGTAACAGATTGTCTTGATGTGAGGATAGAGCCGTTTGAAGTGGTCGACGGCCGAACCGTGCATGATCGCGTCACCGATCCCCGTCCCGTCAGGGAGTGCCATGACGTAGGTGTCCATGAGCGGAGGGATCGAATAACTGTCCCCCATCGTCACGCGGCCGTAGACTTCCCGTTTCCAGACGAAAGACTTCGCGTCGACTTGGTTGATCTCATCGAGCGGGTCGACCTCTCCGCTCAGGATATGGACGTCCTTTCGAGGGAAGGGCAGGATCCTCGAGATCGCCGGACGTTGGCCATGCTCCATGTGGACTCCGCAAACTCGAGCGAGCGCCTCCATGTCCCTCTTGAAAGCGTCCTGGTAATCACGGTCGGAAACGTTGCAAAGGGTAGCCGAGCCTTCATGGCTCGCGATGAGCGGAAGGATCTCGGGAAAGACCCCGGCCTCGGCGAGGATCCGTTGAGCCGCGACTTGGTACCCGTCGATCTCAAACCCGCAAAGTCGACCGGCCTGTTTCTTGACCGTCTCGG